CAAGCGGTGATATGTAAACAATCTCGTACTCAATGCCAGCGAGACTCTGAGGCGGAGGCGGAATCTTGCCACGACGAAGTAGGATGCTAAACGTCCGGCTAATGATGGGATTTAAGAACTCACTCTGTAATCGTCCGAGTACAGGCGAGAGCATAAGCATTTTCTCTTGAGACCTTTCCATAACCTCTGTTGCAGTCATTTGTGGGTTATTGGTCAACAAGAGAAATAGGTCTACGAAGAAGGCTGATTCGACGTTCTTGCGAACTTCTTTAATCATCTCCATCGCGTAATTTATATTGTTCTGAGTCGTCAACTGTTCAACTGCCTTGCCCTGTGATAAAGGATTCCGCTGGTAGTTCAACGCCCCGGCTCTTAAATCCAGAGTGGACATTAGCCCATCGTTCTCCATCAAGAAGGGCGGGTACGTCGCAAGTTCCATCGCTTCGTATGCCGTCTTCTTTACGTCGTTGAGCATGAGGATGTCAGGCAGAGATTCCATTGCGGGGGAATAACCGTAGGCTTCGGTCGAGGATTTGTAAAAACGAGGACACATGAACGGAAATTCGTCGTACCCTCCTTCCTTGACCATTTTCTTGTCATCAAGACAAATCCAGATTGACTCGTACGGGAGATTCTTAGCATCACGCTTTGCCACATCGCGGACATGACGAGGGGCGACGTAGTGTAGGAAGTTAAAATTCTTTTTGTAGTCCTTAGCCTCAATAGCCTTTTTAACCGCATCGCCGACATTGCTCTCACCGAAGAACCGGATTGCTTGCCATGCGCCGAACTCGAACTTGCGGTAAATCATCTCAACGTCTTCACGCTCATTCTCAACTACCCACACTTCGCGGATGTGACGGGCGTAGAAGCGAATGTCGGTCTTGGCATCTTCCTCTTCGTAAAAGCACCCCGTACCTACAGAGCCGAGGTCAAGGAACATCTCATGTGCTTGCTGGTAGAAATTACTCTGTGAGAATGCGTTATACATCGCATCCTGACACTGCGCGAAGTACCGACGATGACCGTTGTTCTCCATCAAAGAGCGGTCTTTAGTACCCAATTCGAACCATCTCTGCGCGGAATTAATCATGTACGCGGAGAGTCCAGCCGCCATTGTCCGGCAAGCCTGTATCGCCGTCGAGTCATATACATCGGTCGGGAACTTAGCACCCTTATCTTCGGGAGAGGAAACATTGCGCTTACGAGGGACGGAATACTTCAGAGCGTCCTCGATAGTTCCTTCCCACGGAGTTCTATCCGCCTTGGCTTTGTCGAAACCTACTAAGATTTCAGTAACCTTATCCATTTATGCACCCAATAGTGACTTCGTTCCGTTTACCGTGTCCTGCGATGTACCCAAAGGAGATGTTAGAATCGTGTCGGTCTTACTAGCCAACTTCAGCTTTGTTTTCATAGAAGCAGTATCAGCCGCTAATTGCTCAGACTCTTTAGCCGCCTTTATTTGAGCCATACCAACGGCTTCCTGCGCACCCGCCGCCTTTTTTGCCGCCGTGGACTGTGCCTGTGCTGAATAAGCCGTTGCACCCGCCCCGACTATCGCCGCAATCACTAACGCTGTTCCGACTTCTATCCCCATATGTCTCTCCTAAGAATTATCGCCTTGTCTCTATATACTTCCTTGAACCCTAACCGTAGCGTGAGTATCGTTGATGCCCGGTCATTTACATCGTGCATCGTCCACAGCGAGATTATTTTCTTCTGGTAGCACCAATCAATTAACATCCTTGCTGATAACACCGAGGTCGATGCGACCCCCTTCTCCCTCGTCTCTTTATACCCATCCAACTTGTACCCTACGTCCGCCATCATAATCATGCAGACACCGCACCTTTTATCGTCGCGGTAGATAATCCAAGTTGCGTAATTTGTTCTTTCAAACCTCTCGCGTATTCGCTCTTTTGAGTCTCTATTGAACTTGTGTTCAAACGCTAAACCTACGATGTACTCTATGTCCTCATCCACCGACGGGACTAAAACCATCCCATACTCAGGTGAGACTAATCTTTTGGCTTTATTGGTGCTGTTACCCATTCGCCATATCTCTTGTACTCGTCGTCAGAAAGAAACCCGTCCTGTTTTAACAAATCCAACTCGCGGATAAACGGATTGTCAGCACTCTTGTGTATTAACCTCTGGATGTGGATGCAATTCGTCTTGGTGGGGTCAAATACCAAGCCATTGCTCTCCATCGTCTTGCGTATCTCATTTAGGTCGTAGTCGGAGTAATACGGATTAACGAACTCAAACTCTCCGAGCATCTTTGTCTCTACCGAATCCCATCCCTGCGCCTGAGCGGTGTACTTAGTAAACCCGGCGTAAATCCGCTTGATTCCGTGCATACGAGCGACTTGCATACCAATCGTCGTACATTTCAAAGAACACTCGCCGCAGGTGCTGACCATATCCCCATTTTTTTCGATGGTGGCTCTAAAATGAGACGGAGCTGGACGAACCATGATGCTGTCAATGTCGAGTATCTCGGTAAGTTTTATGATGTTCGACTTGGCAACATCCGAAAGAAACCCGTTATCGACAGTGAGTGCAAGGAACAACTCGCCGCGTTTGTGCAATTCAAACGCTAGTGAACAACTGTCTTTACCGCCGGATAGCATTAGGAGTGATTCGTATGACATTATTAACCTTAGTTTAAACTCGCATTTCCGTTTAAACCCATCAAAGCACGACGCGGCATCATCTTCTTAGCCTGACCATCAAACTTCGCCGGCACTCCGGTCAACGGTGTCGTCACCATCTGCTCAACCATCGCCAATGAGTCCATCAAATCCGCATAGGCACTCTTTAACTGCGTCTGTGTTCCCGCCCGTACTACGCCCGCGAGTTCCATTTTCAACTCAACAAGCCAATTAGCATCCTGCGGAAACCATACCGAACCGGACTTAAATCGGGGCTGTAACATTGAGATACGCTCACTCTTACTCCCCAGCTTGCCATGCTCGAGCGGCTGTAAATTAAACCGGCAATTACGACGGGTCATCTCTTTGACAATGAACGGCTCAAGCGTCTGGTACTGCATCCCCTTCTCAACTCCGAACGAGCGAATACCCCACTTCATGACCACATCGAACATCATATTTATCAACTCAGCGGAATCCCATCTGCCGTAGGGCATATCCATCAGATACCAATGACCGTCCTCCATAACTGCAACTACCGATATTGCTCGGAAACATGACGTATCCTTCTTTGAACTCGCGGGGTCGAGAGTTGCTATCACATGACGTGCGGATGCCGCTATCTTCGGACACAGAGAAGCTGTGAAGTACCGATAGTCGCTTTCGTGAAATAGCCTCGTCTCGTCCGCCGCGCTTAGACACATCCGCTCTCTTAACCATATATCCAGCTTTCCCATGCGCTCATACGATTGACGCTCTTTCATAATCGCTTCGACTGTGTACTTACTTCCCCACGTCGACACCGTTGTTCCATCCTCCGCCATGCTCATAATCGGAATCCGGTACGTCTTAAACCCCAAATCAAGGTGATTAGTCATCACGCGCTCGATGATGCACTTGTCACCCAAATTGTTTCCAATGAGAAAAATCCGGGTGTACTGACCGAGGAACATCACATCCGACAAGAACCAGTTCCAATCCTTCTCGAGAACCGCATCCGACTGAGAATCCTCTAAGTCCTGTAAATCGTTCGCAATGAGAATGTCCGGTCTCTTGTCAACATTTGCCAAGCCGCGGATAGACGCACCCTTGCCGTAACCTTCAATCGTGACCGTTATTAAGCCCGCATCGCCCTCTATTTCGAGCGATATTACGTTAGCCGTCTTCTTCAGCGTCTTTTTAACTCGTGCCTTTAACAAGGGGTTGCTGAAAAGTTCCGCCCCCGTCGACTCAATGTCCTTAGTTGCTTGCGTGTCATTGTTGCGGATAACCACGATGTAGCACCGCTTCCGGTTGGGAAACATACAAACGTACTGTCTAAAAGCCCTCAGGATTTGGTCTTTGCCGGACTCGCGGAAACCTTCGATAGCCACGTTCTCCTTGCCCTCCAAGAGAATGTCCGACCACTCGTGATGAAATGCCGCCGGTGCTACCTCCTGCTCGCCATTACTCAACACAATGCGTCTAAACAGAACCAAGTTTGTCTTAGCCTTGCGGATTGCCATTGCCAAGGCGTTCTCATTGACTACGGGATTACTCGACGGGGAAACTGCCGCGACCGGTTCGCCGCTCTGTTGTACTACCTCCGAAGGAATATCTTTCTTCTCGCGGAAGTGGTCACTCGGCTTGCATTTGAGTTCTACGCGACCTTTGCGACGGAATTTCTTAACATACACCATGTCAGACCCCCGCCATTTCACAGATAAACGGTTGTCCGCTTCCGAATGTTCTCATGTCTCTGAATTTATACATACCGTCGGTGTAATCCCAATCAAATACAATACCCGGAACTTCACTTGTGGTATGACATGTTGTATGACGACTTGATATTTTTTGCGGCACTTTTGGGCTGGTATATATAAATTCACCCGCACCCGTCAACTTTGGGGGTGGGGGTACTTGACCTTGAATTTTTGACTTGAGGACAGCAACTCGGGCGAGATTAGACAGCACTCTTGATGCGGATTCAAGTGTTCTGGTCAAAGACAGCGACGAGAGCCATGCGCTCTGTACCAATCTCTGTACCAAATACCTTGAATTGATCATTCACCGCCCGCTTTCCTGATGACATTAGACAGGAACATCTCGTGTGATACTGCGCCCGAATGCTCGACGTTGATGCCCTCTTTCATGCCATGACAGTTAATTGCCACGAACTTACTGAAGCCCGCGTTAAACTTGTCTTTCATCGCGCCTTCGACTAGACAATCCTTCGCGCTCGTCTTTAAATACTCTAAAGCACTTTTCAAACCCTCATGTGACTTTGATAATTCATATATAGTACCCGAGGACATTTTGTTTTTAGCACAAATACCCTCGACGGTTGGATAGCTATTATCGGCAATCCGTTTATCCGTAAACTCAATAACATCAAGGGCTAATTGGTCAATGCGGGCGGGATACCATTCAACGGGATGAGCCATTTTGATACCTCTGAAGATGTTGCGTGAGTTGTAATAACATCAACGCTATTTGCATTTAGAACACGGTGATTGCCATTTGTCAAGTGAATACAATACACGTTGACGGAGAATATCTTTACAATGCGGCAAATTTGCGCTCCTTGCCGTGTTCCTGCCACGAATGCCCCGCGAGCCACCACTTACCCGCCCCGACGTGAATCCCGACGGTGATCGAATGCGAAGCGGATTTCCGCACTCCGAAAAGATTTTTCCCGTCGATGAACTTGCTTCCACGCAAACTTTCTCACTTTCCATTTGGCAATTGATGCGCCCGACGCTGATGAGATACACACCGACGACACGACGAACACTCCGACGAGGCTTGACGCATACTTGCTTGGTGGTATGCTTGGTGATGTGAGGTTGCCATGTGGCAATCGTGAGGGGCAAACAAGGGAGGTGCGACATGCTTACATATTCACAGGCTAAAGAGTGCATTGAGTCATTGGGGCGTAACGGATTAGAGGATTTGATTAAGTGCCATGATGAGGACATTATAGAGGCGGCATTTGAGTGCGGAGTACAGCCCTCGG